AAGCCTTGATAAACGCATGTGGCGTTTAGAAGCAATGATTATGGGGTCAACGGTTATTGTCGTTGGCCTCGCATCTTCCCTGTTAATGAAGCTATAAGGAACTACGATGGAACCTATCAGTACTACCCTTGCAGGGATTGCATTAGTTAAACAGAGTGTGGACTTTATTAAGACACACATTAGCACTGTTCAAGATATTGGACAAATAGCAAGCCAGATTGATGACCTGTTTACAGGTGAGAAACAAGTCCAACAAGCCAGAAACAAGAAGTCTGGTACAGGACTTGGAGATCAGTTTGGGGTAGATACTGTAGCTAGAGAAGTCATAGATGCTAAACTCGCAGCAGAGAAGTTGCAGGAAGTAGCCACTATGGTTGACATGAGGTTTGGTCACGGTACTTGGAAAAGTATCTTGGCTGAACGTGCTAAGAGATTACAGGAACAACGAGAAGCCGAAGCTAAGGCTAAACGAGAAATGATACAGAAGGCCAAGGAGTTTGAGGAGACTATGAAAACTGTTGTGTTAGTTACTGCTATCCTAATAATAGCCATAGGTCTTTTTATAACCGTTATGGTTTCTGTAGCGAAAGCGATGAGTTATGTTTAAAACACTAGTACTAGCTTGCAGCCTGTCTGTACCTACGGATTGCTGGGAGTTTCACGATGTACGTGGCCCCTATCCCACATACGAACAATGTCAGAAAAGAGCCTACGTAATGGGTAACGACATTATGACTATGCAGGGTAGAGATTTAAGACCTAAGATGTTTAAGTGTCTTCCACTAAAGGGACAACAGCTATGATGAGTGTATTACTACAGGGATTGTTTGGCGTAGCCAGCAGTGCCGTGGAAGGCTTTGTCGAAACAAAGAAAGCCAAAGCAAAGCAGAAATTAGTCAAGATTCAAGCAGAAACCTCTCTTATGGAGAAGAAGATTTCTGGTGAGATTGATTGGGATAAGGCAGCAATAGATGGCGCAAAGGATAGTTGGAAGGATGAGTATCTTACAATTTTGTTCAGTATACCACTGCTGCTATGTTTCTTACCCTTTACCGTGGAGTACGTAGAACGAGGCTTTGAGGCTTTGTCTATGACACCTGACTGGTATCGTTATACCTTAGGTATTATCGTATCAGCTAGCTTTGGTATTAAGGGTGCAACTAAAATGTTTGGGAAAAAGTAAATGACAGAAAAAGAACTGATGGATACCTTGCACGATGCAGTCACTAAAGAACTGCTTATGCGAGTACAGAGTGGAGAAGCAACTGCAAGTGAACTGTCAGTAGCTGTCAAGTTTCTTAAAGACAACGGTGCTTCTCTTGATGTAATTACAGCAGAAAGTCCTATGGCTAGTCTTCTACAAGACTTACCGTTTGACGTTGGAGAACAGTTACAATGAGGGAAGGTCCTAATGCAACACTGAAACACAAGGTAGTAACTCTTACTGGTGGTAACTGGACTAAACTATTAGATACAAATGTCCAACGTACTTATCTAATGATACAGAATCAGTACGATTCCCATACTATTGAGGTAGGCTTTGGTACAGATACTGTAGCACCTGCACACGGCTTTCAGATTGAGGGTGCAGCATCTGGTAATAAAATACTGGATGTTACCTTTCAGTTTAACTCTGCACCTATCAACGCTGTATGGGCTAAGGCAGAAGACACACATGACCATGACGTAAGTGTAGTACATGATGACTAATGTTCCAGAACAACTCAAAGACTTTAGAAACTTTACATACCTTGTATGGCAGCATTTAGGACTGCCAGAGCCTACTGAGATACAGTATGACATAGCACACTATCTTCAGGATAGTCCTAAGCGTTGTATCATTGAGGCTTTCCGTGGTGTAGGTAAGTCCTACATTACTGCTGCCTACGTAGTACACCAGCTACTGCTTGACCCACAGCTTAAATTCATGGTTGTGTCAGCGTCTAAGGCACGTGCTGATGACTTCTCTACCTTTACTCAGCGTATCATCATGGAACTGCCTATATGTCAGCACTTAGTCGCTAAGGAAGGCCAGAGATGGTCTAAGATAGCCTTTGACGTAGCACCTGCTAAAGCCTCTGGTAGCCCCTCAGTAAAGTCTGTGGGGGTCACAGGACAGCTTACAGGTAGCCGTGCAGACATTATCATTGCTGATGACGTAGAAGTCCCTAACAACTCTATGACACACATGATGCGAGAAAAGCTAGGAGAGACTGTCAAAGAGTTTGACGCTGTTCTTAAGCCTGAGGGTAAGATTATCTACCTTGGTACACCTCAAAACGAGATGTCCCTATACAATGCCCTACTAGCACGTGGATACGAGATGAGAGTATGGCCCGCTAGATACCCTAGCCTAGAACGCGCAGAGAAGGCTTATGGAGGCCGTCTAGCACCTTTGCTGTATGATTCTATACAAACTAACCTAGAGGCCGTGTATGGGCTTCCTACAGACCCTAAACGATTTGATGACACAGACTTACTGGAAAGAGAACTAAGTTATGGTAGAAGTGGCTTTGCTTTGCAATTTATGTTGGATACTTCACTATCTGATGCAAACAAATACCCCCTTAAACTAAGTGACCTGATGATCTACTCCTGTGACAAGGATACTGCACCTGAGAAACTAGTGTATGGTATCTTTAAGCCTCTTAACGAACTGCCCAATGTAGGACTAGCAGGAGACAAGTTCTACGCCCCTGAGGACACCATAGGCAGGGCTAACTACACTGGTAGTGTCTTAGCCATTGACCCCTCTGGTAGAGGCTCTGACGAGACAGCATACGCTGTTGTTAAGATGTTAAACGGTTTCTTACACGTGGTTGACTGTGGTGGTGTTGAGGGTGGCTATAGTGATAGTACGCTGCAACATCTAACAGACTTGGCTAAGATACATCAGGTAAACATGGTGTTGGTTGAGAGTAACTTTGGTGACGGTATGTTTACTGAACTACTAAAGCCCTACTTACTGAAGACCTATCCTGTGACGATGGAAGAAGTTAGACACAGTAAGCAGAAGGAACACAGAATAATAGATACCCTAGAGCCTGTTATGAACCAGCATAGACTGGTTGTAGACCCTAAGGTAATACAAAAGGACTACGATAGTACTCAACACATGCCACCAGATAAGGCTGCTAAGTATATGCTAGCCTATCAGATGACACGTATAACAAAACAAAGAGGGGCATTAGCACATGACGATAGACTTGACGTACTTGCTATGGCAGTGCAGTACTGGTCAGACCAGATGGCTGCTGATGCAGATACAGAAATACGAACAAGAAAAGAAGAATTACTTGAGGAAGAACTAGACAAGTTTATGGATGGTTTTAACTTCGGTAATAAACCTAGAGAATCCTTAGGGTTTTTCTAATCTGTACCTCTTAGGCTAGACCCCTGTTACATAGTATAGTATAGGTATATGTTAAAGTATGTTTAACTATACCTTTACTATGTTGTACTTTGTGTAACACAGACGTTGTAGTTATTCTGCTAGAGGAGTAACACAACTGTGCTTAAACAATGTGGCAGAGATGTGTAGGGTGTTTAAGATGGTGTTAGATTTTTTACAGAAAAATCTGAGGGGGTATATAATAGTATAGAATCGCGCGCACCCCCGCACGCATGACGCGCGTTCCTTCAGTTTACCACATCTCAGACATGTTGTAAATGTCAAACATTTGACGCAAGGGCTGGCGCAGTGTTGCAGATGTGCAACATGTGTGACATTTGTGCAACATGTTTGTGTCTCTCTCTATCTATTCTTTTTATTTCAAACAATCTTAAACTTTCTTTCACAATCTTTTCAATCACTTAGCCTATGATTCACAATTTTTATCTATTTTTTTGCATTTTGTGGGTTGTCAAACATCTCAAGGCATGATCTAGTAATGGTCATCAAAGGACGCACTGCCAAGGCAGACAATCTTGATAGGGTGAAAGAAAGCGCAAAAGAGGTACGTCCAACCTTGCTAGCCCATTCTAAAAGACTAAAAGACAACGCAACAAAGCAAGAGGATTTAAGACAATGGCAAACAACTACACAGATTTAGAACATGCCTTGATGGTAATTGAAAAGATGGAATGGTTCTTATTGCAGGACGCGAAGTGTTCAGCAGTTGATGATGTGACTTGGTATGCTGAACACATGCGAACACAAGTGGCAAAGTTAAAAGCCTTTCATGGTGTAAAGGCTAACGTATTAGGCTTAAAATAAACGCTTGACAATCAAAAAGCTAGGGGCGATAGTGTCCCTAGCACTAACCAAGGGGATTGATATGAATTATCAAGAATATGTCAAAACATACGAAACAATGCTTTCCATCTATCTTGATGGTTATAAGCCAACCAACATACCGTCCGAAGTTGAAAAGATGGTAGCGGCTGCCGATAAGCTTGTTGATTTTCAGGAAGCCTATCCAGAATACACTGAACAATACGAATCACAATTTTAGATTAGGGGCTTGACATGCTAGACTTTATTATCGTATTTATATTTTTATTAGGCAGCACTGGCTTTGCCTTGTTTATCGGCAGCATGATCGCTGATATCTGCAACGACTATTTCAAAGGAGACTAAGACAATGGCTATCATTCAGAACGTAAATCAATGGGACTTCAGACAAGCATTAAAAGCTGATGAATATACATCATGGACAAGCGAGGCCATAGATGCCTTGTATGACCACTATGACCAGCTTAGTGATGACATGGGCGAGGATATCCAACTTGATCCTATCGCTATTAGGTGCGAGTGGAGTGAATACCATGTTCAAGAATTGTATGACGACTACAGCCACATCTTTGAGGATGTTGATGTTGAATGGGACGACTACGACAAGCAGGTAAAGGTGCTAAACAATCATACCTTTACCATAGACATCAGGCGTGATACACATATGGGCAGCGTATTAGTCATGGAGTTTTAATATGACAAAGGTGCAAAAAATATATAGACTTCTCATAGAATATGGGGTATCAAAAGAAGAAGCAGCATACGCAGCTAACAAGCTAATCAAACTAAACAACACAACCAAGAGGAACTAAACCAATGCTTAACATTATCAAAAACCTATTCACCAAGCCAGCAACAACAGCGCGTCCAGTCTTGACCATTGATCAGGTACAGTTTAGACGTACCACCAAGCGATACGGCAAGCTGGGTACATTCAGCACCAACAAGGGCTATCTGTTAGCGCAACGTGACACAATGTCAGGCAAGTTTGTAAAGGTAAAGGGCTAGTCATGGGAATGTACATAGACACGGCCTATCCAGACGTAACACAAGACGCGAGGCTTGCTAGTATTCTAACCAAGATGAAGGCACTAGCAGTCCAGATAGAAGATGCTGAGTGGCAAGGCCAAGACGTTACAGCAATGAGGCAACAGCTATCAGGTCTAAAGGCTAGGCATAATGATGGCGCAACATATGAACCACTGTTTTAAGGAGTAAGCTAATGACTGATACACCAACAATCTACATAGATGGTGAATACCTACCAGCAAGGTGGGAATGGCACGACAATGACGTTGTTTCGCAGTGGGTTTTAGTAGTAGTAGACGGAGAAATGACATGACTTGGACACCTAAAGCATCAACCAAGGTGGTGATAGAGTTAGACTTTGATGGACACTGCATGGATGACAACGCACTGAAGCACTGTGTCTTTGACTATCTATGCCAGCTAATGGATGACGATAATCTTTACTATGAGACTTACCTTTATGGGGTTGACAACGACAACGAACCTATGCTAAGACTGGTAGATGATGATGACTGATGATTTTGAAGCTATCAAAGAATATGTGTTTGACCATTATGTACATTTTGGCGCATATCCAATGGACGTTGAAACCGATGCCAAAGTATACACATTTGACCAGTATTGGGCTATCTTAGATAAGGAGAATCACGATGAAGATAACACCAGTACATAAAGCAATCATGCAATCAAGACGGAGACAAAGCAATGCCAAAGAAAAATGCACACCAGTTAGCTTGGGAAAAGATACAAGCAACAGCAAAGAAGGAACGACTAGAAACACAAGCAAAACTAAAGAAGGTACTGACTGATGAACAGTATCGTGTATTGATAGATACCTTTAAGATTGTTGATCGCATACATGACAATGCAACAGAAATGAATGATCTTTATATGTCAGACATCAGGATGCTAACCAGTGTATGGTATGGTCAGGGTCAGTACAAGAAGGGTGTTGTTGAATTTATTTGGAGACATGATGATGCCTAACTACAAGCAACAAGAGACACGCAACAAGTATGATGATGCCTATGTCATGGGATACCACAACGGCTATCATGGCTTGACATATGACAACCAGTATGATAAGAATGATCAGGCTCAGTATCATATCAAGTTTAAGATGGGCTATGTTCAAGGTGAGTTAATGCGTACCAATGAGGGGACAGACAAATGAGTATGGGTTTCAAACAATGTGATATGTGTGGGGATGGTGAGGCAGAAGCACTATACGCAGTGGATGGTATGATTGAGTGGTTCTGTCCTGAGTGTAACGCGAGGTGGGCAGTGGAGTCTACTGAATACGAACAAGTATCAGCACACCAGCACTGGATGATGCGTCACTATGGGGAGGAATGATGGAAGGTTTTGTTTGGCTTTGTTTACTGGCTATCCTAGTCAGTGGTTTGTTAGGACATAACACAGACAACGAAGTCTATATGGGATTACAATTTGTGTTTATGTTAGGCATGATCGTAGGCGTACCAATCCTATCAGTAATACTATACATGTAACAGGGGTGTGGCTATGGGGTACAGTTTAGAACAACAGCTTGAATTAGAAAGAGAAATGCTGAACGCTGGCATCAACAGGTTTAGGCGTGTGATAGATGAGGCAGTAGGCAAGGGCAGAGAGACACGCACACTACATGGCAGGACTATGATTGCCACAGTGGTAGGCTCAGTAGCTGAAGGGGTAAAGCAAGTACAAGACACACCCACCAGCAACAGGGACGTAGCCTACAAGAAGCTGCAAGGCATGAAGCCTGACGCTGTAGCATACATAGCCCTAGTCTCTATGGTTGATGGCATCAGCAAGGCTCAAGCCTTGGTTAAAGTAGCAAAGAATATTGGTGTCAACATAGAGATGCAAGACAGGCTAGAGAAGTGGATCGAAGCAGAGGGGGATGTAGCAAGGAACACAATCAAGAAGGCCAACGAGAAGGGTACGACAGCTAGACGCTACGGCCTGACTAACAAGATGAACAAGGATGGATACAAACATCTAGCATGGACAGGTGATCAACGTATCCATGTAGGCATGAAGCTGGTTGATGTAATCATCAAGAACACAGGGCTAGTCAGACTGGAAAGGCTATCGACTAGTAGAAACAAAACGACTACATATCTTAGGGCAACACCCATCACAGAGGAGTGGGTCAAGGCATTTAATTCACACATGGAAGTATCAAGACCACGCTGGACACCATGTATCGTACCACCCAAGGACTGGACAGACACAGAGGGGGGTGGATACTACGCAGATTTCTTAGACCCATTGAGTATAATCAGGAGAGGATAGTATGAAGGCACACATGACCAAGCTGAAACAGCGTGACCTATCCCAAGAGTTCGACTGCTTGAACACACTGCAACACACACCATGGCAGATCAACAAGCCAGTGCTTGAGATCATCCGTAACATGTGGGACAGTGGACAAGAGTGGGCAGGACTACCAGCCAGAGAGGACAGACCACTACCTAGCTACCCATTCAACAAAGAACCAGCAGCTATGGATGAGGCAGAACGCAAGCTGTTCAAGGACTGGAGTAAGAAACGCAACGAGGTGTATACGTTCAACAACAAGACTGTAAGCAAGCGCATACAGGTGGAACGCACACTACAAATAGCTGAACAATACAGCAAGTACGATGAGTTCTATTATGTATGGCAGAATGACTTTCGTTCTCGCAAGTACCCAGCCAGCACATTCCTGTCACCACAGGCAGCAGACTGGAGTAAGGGATTGATGACCTTCAAGGTAGACAAGGCCATCAACAATTGGGATGACGCACGATGGTTGTGTATTCATGGTGCTAACCTATACGGCAACGACAAGATCACACTAGACCAGCGTGAGGGTTGGGCGTGGGATATAGCAGATGAGGTTAAGCGTGTGGCTGACAACCCATACGACAACAACTGGTGGCTAGATGCAGACAAACCCTTTCAGTTTCTAGGCTGGTGCTTAGAGTTTGCTGGCCTAGTCAAGCATGGCTGGGGGTACATGTCCAACCTACCTGTATCTGCTGATGGTAGCTGTAACGGACTGCAACATCTATCAGCTATCCTGCGTGATGAACGTGGTGGTAGGGCAACCAACCTACTAGCATCTGATGTACCTCAAGACATCTACACTGAGGTAGCAGAGGAAGCCATGCGTAACATCTCTAGGGATGCAGACCAAGGCGAAATTCTAGCGAAAAAATTTATAGAGTTTGGCATCGACAGGTCTTTAACTAAACGGTCAGTGATGATTGTACCATACAGTGGCACGATACACTCATGTCGTACCTACATTGAGGAAGCTATGCGTGATAAGATTGAGAAGGGAACACCAGATATATTTGGTGATGACCTATTCGATGCTACCATCTACCTAGCTAGACATGTGTGGGATGCAATCAACGGTGTGATTACAGCAGCACGACAGGTCATGGACTACATCAAGGATGTCGGTGCTGTCTACGCCAGTCATAACAAGCACATGGAATGGGTAACACCAACCAACTGGCTGGTCATGCAGAACTACAATGACGTAGAGAAACGTAGGATCACTAGCCTAATCAACGGCAACACAATACAGCTAGTACTCAACAGAGATATACCTAACCAAGTAAGCAAGCGGCGTACTGGTTCAGGTGCTAGCCCTAACTTCATCCACTCTATGGATGCAGCAGCTATGACTAAGACTATCAATACCTGCAAGCAGCAGGGTATCAGACACTTTGCCATGGTACACGACAGCTATGGTACACACAGTAGCGAGATGCCAAGGCTGTCTGATGTATTGAGACAAGAGTTTGTTCAGATGTATACTGAACATGATGTGTTGACAATGCTAAGACAACATGCTATTGTCACACTTGGAACTGAGGACGTTCCAACACCACCGAAGCAGGGTAGTTTAGACATCAACAACGTATTGAAATCACAATACTTTTTTGCCTAGTTCTAACCTGTACCTATAGCCTAACTAACTTTAACAACTAAGGAGAAGTGATAGTGATTATCATTAAAGGCAAAGCCCAATGGGCAAAAGTATTTGACCCTGATACACGGTTCGTACCAGAGGGAGAGTACTCAACACAGGTCATCGTACCTGAGGCAGAAGCAGCAGCAGTGTGTGAACAGCTTGACGGAATTATCCAGACTAAATTCCAAGAGGCTGTCAAGGACAACCCTAAACTCAAGGCAGTCCTGTCCACAGCTACACCGTACACCAAGGAAGTAGACGACAACGGTGATGAGACTGGCAACCTAGTGTTCAAGTCTAAGCTGAAGGCACGTATCAAGTCTAAGTCAGGCGAGACATACACACAGAAGCCATCAGTGGTGGATGCCAAGAAGACACCGATGGATAAGTCTATTGCTGTCGGCAATGGATCAACAGTTAAGATTGCTGTCGAGCCATTCCCCTATGTGATGCAGTCAACCAAGCAGGTGGGTGTGTCACTACGACTGAAGGCTATGCAGGTCATTGACTTGGTAGAGTATGGTGCGCCAGCATCTATCTTTGATGAGGAAGATGGGTATGTTGCACAAGCTGTAGCCAAGGACAACAGCAACGACATGTTTGATGATGAACCTACTGCTAGTGATGCCGATGACGAAGGGGACTTTTGAGGCAAGGGTCATTGCAGACCTAGATGAACGTGGCGTTCCATATATATACGAGCCAGAGAAGCTGGCCTACTATGTGGAACGTCACTACATCCCTGACTTATCGGTAGGCACAATGATAGTAGAACTGAAAGGTTATCTAAGACAGGATAGCCAACGCAAGATGAAGGCAATCAAGGCACAGTATCCTGACTTGGATGTACGCTTTGTCTTTCAGAAAGCCAGTGCTACTATTCAGGGTGCTAAGAAAAGAAAGGATGGGTCTAAGATGACCTGTGGTGAGTGGGCAGACCGACAAGGTTTTGTCTGGGCAGAAGGAACTATACCTAAGGAGTGGTTATGAGTGTCATTGACGTAAAGGAAGAATGGGTATCTGAAGTAGATATGAACACTGAGTTCGGTGCTTATGGGCTGAGTGTATCAGTCTATGTAGACCAGCATGAACTAGCAGAACATGTAAGCTATCACGACATGGCACATGCTATGCTATCAGATGACATCAAGTATGATGATGAACTAATCATGGAGATTGTTCACGGACTTGAGAACACAGCACAAACCTTACGTAATGGTTTAGGCAATGGAAGATAACAGTACATTCATCAGGCACGAAGCCTGTGAATCTTGTGGCAGTAGTGATGCCAATGCGTTGTATAGTTCTGGCAATCACTACTGCTTTGCGTGTGAGAAGTTTACACCAGCAGAAGGAAATAGTATGGAACCAGTACGAGATACGGTTAGCATTGACACTAAGTTCTTGCAGCCTATACCTACACAGCTAGCCAAGCGCAAGCTAACAGAGAAGACACTAAAGCATTGGGGCTACGGTATAGCTGAGTACCACGGTAAGAAGGTACAAGTAGCCAACTACTACAACAAGGACAACCACGTTGTAGCACAGAAGGTACGCCACCCTAACAAGGACTTCACTGTTATTGGTAGCCTCAAGGATGCTGGCCTGTATGGTCAACACCTATGCCGTGATGGTGGTAAGATGATTACCATTGTCGAGGGTGAGGTGGACGCACTATCAGTCAGTCAAATTTTTGACAACAAGTATAGTGTGGTCAGTGTACCAAATGGTGCAGCAGGTGCAAAGAAAGCCATAGCCAAGTCAATCGAATGGCTATGCAAGTACGACAAGATCATCCTTATGTTTGATCAGGATGAGGTAGGACAGGCAGCAGCTATTGAGTGTGCCAAGATACTACCACCAGACAAGGCAAGCATTGCCAGCCTACCCCTCAAGGATGCCAGCGAAATGTTACAGGCTGGTAGAACTGAGGAAGTAATCAGGGCAGTGTGGGGTGCTAAGACCTACAGACCTGACGGTATCGTAGCTGGTACTGACTTGTGGGATGTGGTCACAGCAGTAGATGATCGTGTGTCTATTCCCTACCCATACTCTGGTATGAATGAGAAGGTAGGTGGTTGTCGCAAGGGTGAGATCGTAACGCTGACAGCAGGATCGGGCATAGGTAAGTCGCAGCTAGCACGTGAGTTAGCACATGGTCTTATCCAGTCAGGTCAGACAGTGGGTTACATAGCACTAGAGGAGAACGTCAAGCGTACTGCCTTAGGTCTTATGTCAATCGAACTCAACAAGCCTTTGCATCTAGGTGAACTAGACATCAATGACAAGGAGTTACGTGATGCCTTTGATGCAACAGTTGGTTCAGGTAGAGTATATCTGTATGATCATTGGGGCAGTACTGATAGTGACAACCTGCTATCCAAGATACGCTACCTTGTTCGTGGTTGTGGGTGCGATTTTATTGTACTTGATCATATCAGTATCGTTGTTAGTGGGCTAGAAGGTGGAGATGAAAGACGTATCATTGACAACACTATGACAGCTATGCGTTCTCTTGTTGAGGAACTTAACTGTGGTATGATACTTATCTCACACCTCAAGCGTCCGTCTGGTGACAGAGGACATGAAGATGGCGCACAGACTAGCATGTCACAACTACGTGGCAGTGCTGCAATCGGTCAGCTTAGTGACATCGTGATTGGATTGGAAAGGAACCAGCAAGACAAGGAACGTCCAGACATAAGCAACGTCAGGGTGTTGAAGAACAGATGGTCAGGTGAGACTGGCCTATGCAACAGCCTTCAATACATGAAGGACAGTGGACGTATGGTTGAAGTATTCTTTGATGATGAGGAAGAACCAGACGTAGAATTTTAACTAGTGCGGAGACACAGTATGGAATACATATGGGACTTAGAAGCAGACAACCTCTATGATGAGGTGACACAAGTTTGGTGTCATGTCTTCAGGGATGTACACACTGATGAGGT